ACTGACGGTGCCGCCTTGCAAGTTCAAGACGACAACGAACAGTACACAACTTTGACTGTAGCGTCACAAAAGCACATTGGTGTTAACTTCACCTCTGCTGAATTGACAATGCAGTTAGATGACTTTGCAGAGCGTGTTTTGAAACCACGTATCTCTCAGTTGGCTTCTTCTATTGACGCTGACGTAGCTAATAGCTACAAAGCAGTTTATAGCTCAGTTGGTACACCTGGCACAACTCCTTCTACTTCATTGGTGCTGTTACAAGCTCAACAAAAGTTGAACGAAAATGCTGCTGTTATGTCCCCACGTTACGCTACTGTTAACCCAGCAGCTAACGCAGGTTTGGTTGAAGGTATGAAAGGTCTGTTTAATCCTACAGACACAATCAGCCGTCAATTTAAGAATGGCATGATGGGTATGGGTGTATTGGGCTTTGAAGAAATTAACATGAGCCAATCTATCAAGCAACATACAACTGGTGATTGGGGTACAACTATCACTGTAACTACAACTGTTGCTACTGAAGGTCAAGCTACTTTAGGTATTAGCTTTACTGGCTCTAGCAAGACTTGGAACGTAGGTGATGTGTTCACTATTGCTGATTGTTATGCAGTTAACCCACAAACCCGTGAGTCTACTGGTAGCTTGCAACAGTTCACCGTAACTGCTGCTGCAACTGGTTCTTCTACAGCTACTTTAGCTATCAGCCCAGCTATTTACACCTCTGCTAACGCATTGGCTACTGTAAACAGCTTCCCTGTTGCTGGCAAAGCAGTAACAATGTTGGGTTCTGCTGCTAGTCAGTACGCTCAAAACTTGGTTTACCACAAAGATGCGATCACTTTTGCGACCGCTGACTTGTTGTTGCCACAAGGTGTTGACATGGCTTCCCGCCAAGTTCACAACGGTATCTCTATGCGTGTTGTACGTCAGTACGATATTAATAATGACCGTTTACCTTGCCGTATTGACGTTCTGTATGGCTTTAGCACGATTCGTCCAGCAATGGCTTGCCGTATCTGGGGTTAAACCTAAATGCTCCCGCGCAAGTGGGGGCTTTTTAAACTTATTTTTTAAGGAAACATATCATGGCACTACCTAATGGCGCTGGCGGTTACCAACTTGGTGACGGCAATTTAACCGAAGTAGATTTAATGATTCAACCTGCTCCTATCGCTTTGACAACCGGTGTAACCCTGACTGCCGCTCAATTGGCTAATGGAATTATTCTTGGTAGCCCAGGCGCAAGCGCAGTTTCATATCAACTCCCAACTTGTGCTGATTTGGATGCGTTAGTTTCTAGCGCTAAACCAAATAGCTCATTTGATTTCTCAGTAGTTAACGTAGATGGTAATACATCTGGTGTTATTACTTTGACAACAAATACTGGTTGGACTTTAGTTGGTCTAATGACTGTTGTTGCTACTGCTGGTACAGCACAAGCTTTCCGCGCCCGTAAAACTGGCGACGCTACTTGGACTCTTTACCGTTTAGCTTAATGTAATATCCCGCCCTTCGGGGCGGGTTTTTTAAGGAAAAATTATGCCAAATACCAAACCCGTTGGCGTCGCGTATTCTGATCCAGAGCTTGTTTCTGGAACTACAATTACTGGCGCTACTATTACTGGTTCTACTTTAACAACTGCTACAGTTAGCGGTACACTTACTTCAACTGCGACAACTGGCGCGGTGGTTGCTAATGCTACTGCTGGTTTGTACTTTTTGACTACTGCTATTACTGCTAACACCACTACAACATCTGCTCCTGTTGGTTCATTGGCTACTACAACCAATGCAACTGGCTTAGGCAAATTGTTTATTGCTGACGGCACTAAATGGCAATTCCCTGTTGTAGCTTAATAAAATAGGGGGCTTGTCCCCCTATCTAACTAAAAAAATCATGCCTATAATTTATTTAAAACATCCTATTCACGGTTCTAAAGTTGCTACAATGGAAGCCGAAGTAGAACATGACGAAGCACAAGGATGGGAACGCTACGAATTGGACACGCAACCAGTAATCGTAGAAGAAGCGGTAGAAGAAGTAATTGCGGCTCCTGTTAATACACTGGATGTAAAAAGACGTCGTAAAACCGCAGAGTAAGGAGTTGTTATGGCCACTACAGCCGCCGATCAAATAAATGGAGCGTTACGCTTAATCGGGATGCTCGCCGAGGCTGAAACGCCTTCTGCTGCTACTGCCCAAGATTCCCTCAATGCTTTGAATCAAATGATTGATTCGTGGAATACTGAGCGTTTATCTGTCTTTTCTACACAAGATCAAGTTTTTACTTGGACACCTGGTCAAATTCATAGAACATTAGGCCCTACAGGTAATTTTGTAGGTAATCGTCCTATTTTGGTAGATGATTCAACTTATTTTAAAGACCCAACAAACGGCATTTCGTTTGGTATTAAGATCATTAACCAACAACAATATGATGGTATTGCGGTTAAAACCGTAACTTCTACTTATCCACAAGTTATGTGGATCAACATGGATTACCCTAATATTGATATGTATGTATACCCAGTGCCTACAAAAGCATTGGAATGGCATTTTATTTCGGTAACTGAATTAGATCAACCAGCTACTTTAGCTACCAATTTAACATTTCCGCCTGGCTATTTAAGATGTTTTAAATACAATTTGGCTTGTGAAATTGCTAATGAGTTTGGTATTGAGCCACCACCTAATGTGGCTCGTATTGCGATGACTTCTAAACGCAATCTTAAAAGAATCAATAACCCTGACGATATTATGTCGTTGCCATACAGCATTGTTGGCACTCGTCAGCGCTTTAATATCTTTGCTGGGAATTACTAATGAAAACGCCTATCTTAGGACAGGCGTACGTCGCGCGGTCTGTTAATGCAGCGGATAACCGTATGATTAATATGTTCCCCGAGGCTACGCCAGAAGGGGGCAAAGAAAGTGGTTTTTTAAATAGAGCGCCTGGACTTCGTCTTTTAGCTAGTATTGGCAGTGGGCCAATTAGAGGGCTTTGGACGCATACTACTGCTGGATTAGATGCCTACGTTGTATCTGGTCAAAATTTTTATAAGATTGATACTAACTACAACGCTACATTATTAGGCACTGTAGGCGGTGGCGGCCCTGTATCTATTGCAGATAGTGGCACTCAGATTTTCTTAGCTTGTAATCCTGATGCTTACGTTTACACCGAATCAACTAATACTTTTGTTCAAGTTACTGACCCTGATTTTGCTGGCGCAGCTACCGTTTGCTACATTGACGGCTATTTTGCGTTTAATCAACCAAATACGCAAATTATTTGGGTAACAGATATTTTTGACGGAACTGCAATTAATCCTTTGGCTTTTGGCGCTGCTGAAAGCTCTCCTGACCAAGTGGTAGCAGTTGTATCAAATAATCGTGAAGTTTGGGTATTTGGTCAAGGTACAACTGAAGTTTGGTATGACGCAGGTACTACGCCGTTTCCATTAGCCCCTATTCAAGGCGCTTATAACGAAATTGGATGTGTAGCCCCTTTCTCTATTGCCAAACTTGATAACAGCCTGTTTTGGCTTGGTACTGACCCAAGAGGTTATGGAATTGTATACCGTAACCAAGGATATACAGGCAAACGAATATCTACCCACGCTATAGAATACGCCATTCAAAGTTATGGCGATATTTCTGATGCTGTAGCGTATACATATCAGCAAGAAGGCCATGCTTTTTATGTTTTAAATTTTCCTACCGCTGATAAAACTTGGGTTTATGACGTAGCAACAAATGCTTGGCATGAACGCGCGGGATGGAATAATGGCGTTTTTACCCGTAATCGTGGTAATTGTCAGATGAATTTTAATAGCCAAACAATTGTTGGCGACTACCAAAATGGCAATTTATACGCATTAGACTTAGATGTATATGCAGATAACGGTCAAAGTCAAAAATGGTTACGTTCTTGGCGCCCTATCCCACCAGGACAAAATAACCTTAAACGTACAGCGCAGCATACTTTACAGCTTGATTGCGAAACAGGCGTGGGTTTAAATGGGTTTTCTAATGTTCCTATTCCTGACTACCCTTCTGAAATTGTTATTCTTTCAGGCGAAAGTTTAACCATTGACGTTAGCGAATCTGTGTATATTGGCGGTGAAGATATTAGTGGTTTAACTGTAGGAGCAGACCCACAAGTTATGCTTCGTTGGTCAGATGACGGCGGTCATACTTGGTCTAATGAACATTGGGTATCTATGGGTAAAATTGGTGAATATGGTCGCCGTGCCATTTGGCGTAGGCTAGGTATGACTCTTAAATTGCGTGACCGTATTTATGAAGTATCAGGGACTGATCCGGTAAAGCTAGACATTATTGGCGCTGAGCTAATGATTAGCGGTACAAATGCTTAATATAACTCTTTTGCCATCGGCTAAAGTGCCTCTTATATATGATGGCACAACGATGATGTCAACTGAGTGGTACCGCTTTTTTTGGAATGTATACGGTTTTACAGGCGATTCTAGTGGGGCTATACCAGTAAACAAGGGCGGTACAGGGCTTACTAGCATTGGACTGCATCAATTTTTAGTAGGTACGTCTGCGAATACTTTTGAACCGACAACTTTGGTTGGAAGTGGCATTAGCGTTACTTATGCTCCTAATACTATAACTTTGGCTATTGGCAATTCGGGGGTTACGCCTGGTACTTATGGCTCAGCATCTAGTGTCGGTCAATTTACCGTAGATATACATGGCACATTAGTTTTTGCTCAAAATGTTCCTATTGCTATTAACGCTAGTCAGATTACTAGCGGTACGCTTTCTACAGCTAGAGGTGGTACAGGTTTATCAACTTTTGTTGCTAATGAGATTTTCTATGCTTCATCTACTAGTACAATGGCTCAATCAAGCAAATTGCTATTTGATGGCAATATTTTGACTTCTACAGGCGGTATTGGTGGGGGCAACTTTTAAATGACAAGCATAGCAAAACATAATAGAATCAGTCTAAATTTAGGACTTCTTTAAATGGCTCAAACAAACTTTACGCCTATTTTGCTATACGCTAGTAGCACAGCTACAAACGTACCACTTGCCGCTAATTTAACTAATAGCACTACTGGGTCAGAAATTGCTATCAATATTGCAGATAAAAATCTGTTTTTTAAAGATAGCGGCGGTACAGTAAACACTGTACCTATTCGTCAATCAAGCACTAGCTCTAATGGTTGGCTATCTAGCACAGATTGGAATACGTTTAATAACAAAGCGCCTGCTACTAGCGGTACATCAATCTTGTACGGCAATGGTACAGGTGGATTTAGCAACGTCACTATTGGTTCAGGCGTATCTTTTGTAGGCGGTACATTATCAGCTACAGGCTCAGGCGGTACAGTTACAAGCGTAACTGGTACAAGCCCCGTCGTATCTAGTGGTGGCACAACACCTGCTATTAGTTTAGCCACAGCTTATGGCGATACGCTTAATCCTTACGCTTCAAAGACAGCTAATTATGTATTGGCGGCTCCTAATGGTAGTGCAGGCGTCCCTACATTTAGAGCTTTAGTTTCTGCTGATATTCCTTCATTATCAGGCACTTATATTCCATATACAGGTGCTAGTACATCAATAGATTTAAACGCACAAACTGTTACTAATATTGCCCATTTAGGCATTAATACCACTAGCGTGCCTACTATTTTAATGCGCGCGTTTGGCGATAACAATTCAAGTTCAAGAATTGCAGTTCGTGGATATTCAAGCAATGCAAATAGTTCATCTATGCGTGTTACTAAATTTAGGGGAACTTTTGCTGCACCGCAAGCACCCCAAAACGGTGATAGTCTTGGTAAATTTGAATTAGCTGGCTATGGCACAACGGCTTCTGACGGCTATCCACAAGCTTCTTATGAAGGTGTAGCTACAGAAAATTGGGGTGCTACAGCTAGAGGTACAAAAGCTTTATTTTATGTTACCCCCAACACTACGGTTACTCAGGCTGTTGCCCTTACGATTGACCAAGATAAATCAGCTACCTTTGCAAGCACCGTAACCGCAACTTCTTTTAGTGGTTCAGGATCAAGTTTAACTGGCGTAGTTACAAGCGTTAGCGGCACTAGCCCTGTTGTATCTTCAGGCGGTCAAACCCCTGCAATCTCAATGCCAGCGGCTACGACTTCTGTAAGCGGTTATTTGACTTCTACTGATTGGAATACCTTTAACAATAAAGGTAGCGGAACGGTAACTTCAGTAACTGGTACTGCTCCTGTCGTATCGTCAGGTGGTGCAACCCCAGCAATTAGCATGGCTGCCGCCACAGGAAGTGTAAACGGATACCTTACTAGCACCGATTGGACAACCTTTAATAACAAAACTTCTAATACTGGAACTGTTACAAGTGTAGCTGCTACAGTACCTGCATTTTTAAGTGTTTCAGGAAGCCCAATAACTACTAGCGGTACATTGGCCTTAACTTACTCAGGCACAGCATTACCTGTAGCTAATGGTGGTACAGGACTAACAACATTAACTGCGGGTTATATTCCTTACGGAAATGGAACAAGCGCTTTTAGTTCGGGAACTGGGTTAACTTTTAATGGGACTAATTTAAGCCTTGGAACATCTAACGGCGGTATTGTATTTAATAATTCATCGGCAGTAGTTAATTCAACATTAAATGATTATGAAACAGGCACTTGGACACCTACTGTTACTGCACTTGTAGGCTCAATTACTTCTTATACATCTTCAGGTAGCTATGTAAAAGTTGGAAAGCTAGTAATGCTTCAATTTTCTTTTAGTATTACGGCTGCTGGTACTGGTTCAGGCGTAGTAATTATTACCAATCTGCCTTTTCAATCAGGCGGTATAAATGCAAGCGCTGGAATTATGCGTGAAAATGCGGTGGTTGGCATAAATGGTGGTTTGGCTTTTGCAAATGCAACTACTCTTTATGGGGCTAATTATGCTGGTGGAAACCCTATTGTTACTGGATATACATGGGTCAATCAAGTATCGTACTTAGGAACATTCTAAAAGAGGAATTATCATGGCGTTAGAAAAACAAGTTGCAATAGATAAAATTGAAGTTCTTGAAGATGGAGTTCTTCAAGTAAGGCAAATCACCCGTATTGTTGAAGATAATGTAGAGCTTTCCGCTTCTTATTCTCGTTGGACTTTAGCTCCAGGCGAAGATTTAGCCAATCAAGAGCCAAAAGTAGTTGCCATAGCTAATGCAATATGGACAGCAGATGTAATAGCAGCATATAAAGCAACAACAGCTAAACCTACTACAGAACAGCTAGCGTAATGTTTTAAACAGCTTAATTTTAAAGTTACAAAAAGGACATCGCTATGTTAATATCAAAGTCAAAATATTACCCAAATATAGGGGTATTAAGCATACCCAGCATTTATATAGCGCCATAAGGAAAAAATCATGGGCCAATTAGTCTTTAAAGCTGCTTTAGGTGGGACAACGTCGTTAGTTGGCCCCAATACTACTTCTACCAATAGTTTAACTATTCCTAACGCTAGTGGGCCTTTAGCCTGGTCAACCACAGCGCTTACCTCTACTAGGGTTCCTTTTGTTGGTACATCTGGACAATTACAAGATACGGCAAATTTAGTCTTTGATGGCAGTGTATTATCCCTTAACGGAAACCTTAACTTTGTTGGCTCAAATGTTATTACTGGCGATTTTACAACGGCAACCCGCGTAACTTTTAAAACATCTGGCGCCAATCTAGGAACTTATGTAACCGCTGTTCCTAATGGATCAGCCGTTGACGCTACTATTGGTGTAGCCGCGGGTGCCGATTTGGCAAATACTAGCTCTTGCTTTATAAGGACTGATACTTCAATAGCGGGTCTTTATGCTTTTAAAACAGGCACAGGTAGTTATTTACCTTTAACATTTCATACAGGCGGTAGCGAACGTGTACGCATTAATACGGCAGGTTTTGTTGGAATTGGCACAAATAACCCAACCTCTACATTAAGTGTTTCTGCAAGTCAAACTGGCGGTCTTGTTGTTTTTGCAAACAGTGCTACTGGCGATTCAAGAGCGTTACAAGTACAAAATACAAGCGTTACTGGTATTCCAAATGGTTTGTTATACGTTTCTAATAGTAATGATACAAACAATACTACTTATAATGGTATTCAATTTGTTGCCGGTACAACAACCCGTTTTATTGTATACGGTAATGGCGCCGTAAATGCTACAGGCGCATACACCAATATCTCAGACGAACGCATTAAAAAAGACATTGTAGACGCTACACCTAAGCTTGATGATCTGATGAAAGTGCGTGTAGTTAACTACACTCGTACTGACCATGAAAACAACCCAAAAGAAATTGGCGTAATTTCTCAAGAACTTGAGCAAATATTTCCTAATATGGTTATGGAAGTAGAAGAAAAAGATGCCGATGGCAACGTAACTTGCCCTGACCGTAAATTGGTCAAATACTCTGTTTTTGTCCCGATGCTTATTAAAGCGGTTCAAGAACTAAATGCAAGATTAGCTAAATTAGAAGGGGCTTAATATGACAACTTTAGTACCAAAATACGACCTTGGCGTTACAGGTGCCATAAATAGAGCCTTTAATCTTAAATTAAATGAATCTCCGTCTGTTAAAGATTTTGGCGCTGTTGGTGATAATTCTACCGATGACACTGCGGCTATTCAAGCAGCGATTAATTATGTTTCTGCCAACAATGCAGGCGGTGAATTGTTTATCCCACCAGGCAAATACCTTTGCACAAGTTCATTAGTTATCCGCGCCCCAATTACTTTACGCGGTGTTTCACCTGAATTAACAAGCAATCTTGATTCAGGCTTAGGCGGTGGATCTTGGTTTAACTTAGCTCATACAGCGGCTGGTTTTTCCGTTACTAATACGGCTGGATTTTTTGCAGGCGTAAACTTTTTTAGCCTTGGCACCTTTCGTACAAATAACCCTGCTTTTGGCCCTGGTTGGGTACCTGCGTCTAATGACTTTGATTTCTTAATTACCGGCATTACCGATGTAACTTTTGACGATATTTTGATGTACAACCCTACCAACGGTATTCGTCAAACGGGTGGTGGCGGGCGTATTAATTTCTATAATGTTCGTGGTCAACCATTGACTAACGGTATTGTTATTGAATCGGCTTTTGATGTTTGTCGTTTTGACCAAATTCATTTTTGGCCGTTTTGGACTTCTAGTTCTTATGTAACTGCGTATACACAAGCTAATTTAAACGCAATTCAACTTGTTCGTTGTGATAATCCAATAATGTCTAATATATTTGTTATTTTTGCAAATATAGGACTGCGTATTTCTACAGGCGCGCTTGGTACTACACACAAAATAAAATTAACTAATGCTGACTATGATTCATGTCAGTATGGTATTTACATTGACCCAGCGGTTGAAGGTAGTACAGGTCAAATAACTAATATGGCTTTTCAAGGCCCAGGCACAACGGGCGCGCCTACTTCCATAGCGTTAGCTATTTTAGGCACAAATAATATCTATGATTTTGCTAATTTAAAAATTAATGTTTGTTATGGAAGCGCTATTCAATTATTAGCTACAGGTAATTTCTTTAGAATTTCTAATCTAATTATTCAACAATTTGATATGTCTGGTTCAGGCGCGGCGGCTGTTGATGTGGCTGTTGCAAATGATCTTTATATTGTTGGCCAACCTAAAATTGAAGGTAGCGGCGGCGGCCCTAAATACAACGGCGCTGGCGTTATTTCTGTTGATGAATGGCGAACCTTTACGCCTGTTGTAACCGCCCAAACGGGAACAGTTACTACCTTTGGCGCTTCTTTAGGTCAATACAAACGTATTGGTAATACGATGGCTGTGATTGCTAAATTTGCAATAACAACTAATGGTACCGCCGCCGGAAGTCTTAAACTAGCTTTGCCTGTCGGCACTGCTTCTACCGATACAATTGGTGTGGGTCGTGAAATATTAGCTACAGGAAATATGCTTCAGACCGTTGTTCTTTTTGGAACAACTTACGCTGGCATAACAAAATATGACAATACTTATCCTGGCGCAGATAACACTACTTTTGACGTAACATTTACTTATCTTGTTTAAATATTAGGAGCTATCTATGCACGTTAATTTATCACCGTTAGGCGGTGCAGGATGGCAGTTCTTTGACGATAATGGCATCCCTCTTGCAGGGGGGCTAATCTATACTTATGTCGCTGGTTCTACTACTCCGTTGGCTACCTACACTTCTGTAACAGGCGTAACAAATAACACCAATCCAATCATATTAAACGCCGCAGGGCGTCCTGATGCTGAAATTTGGTTAGATGACGCTTATAAATATAAATTCATACTTAAAGATGCTACTAACGTACAAATCTGGAGTATGGATAATATTACTGGATTACCTACCGCAGCAGCGCAAGTATCCCCGCAGTCGTATCAAGTTGCTACACAAGGTCAGACTGTGTTTGGCGCAATTAGCTATACGCCTGGCAATAACAGCTTAAAAGTCTTTGTTAACGGTAGCAAACAGATTATTAATCTAAACTATGTCGAAACAAACGCTGTGTCAATTACCTTTGTAACTGGCTTAAATGTCGGCGATATTGTGGAATTTTTACAATAATATGCAATTAATTGTTGCTCCTTCTACGCAAGTTGCTATTCCTTTACAGGGGAAAGTACAAGAGTTACAAGACTTATCTTTGCAAATGCCACAAGTAGCAGTTGTAACTGAACATACTTTTAAGCCTAGTATTTATGAGCGCAAAATGGTTGTGCCACCTTGGACTTTGATTACTGGTGCCGAACATAAAACACCTTACAAAGTCAGGCTTGAAAAAGGTACAATTGCCGTAACTATGGACAATGAAGTCAAAGTGTTAACAGCGCCATGTGAGTTTGATGCGCCAGCAGGGATTCAACGGGCAGGGCAAGTATTTGAAGATGAAGTTGTTTGGGTAGATATTTATGAAAACCTTGATAATTGTACTGACATTGCCGTTGTAGAAGAACGTCTTTATGTAATACCTGAGTGCGGTTTATTATCAAATAGAATTGATTTACAGCTTAAAAACAAGCAAAATAAGGCCAATACAATTGGTCTTGAAGAACAAAGGACTTAATCATGGCAGCCATAGTTAGCGCCGTAGTAAATCTAGGAAGCTCTTTAATTGGCGCAAAAGCGTCTAAAGACGCTGCTCAAACGCAAGCCGATGCAGCTAATAATGCTACGGCGGCTAATTCAGCGGCATTAGAACGTCAAATTGCTATTAGTGAGCCTTGGCGTACTTCAGGTACCACCGCTGTAAATCAACTGTCTGCTATGACTCAGCCTGGCGGCGCATTAACTAAAGACTTTAGTTATGGCCCTTTTAATTATTCTGCTGACCCTGGCTACGCTTTCCGTATGAAAGAAGGCATGAACGCCATGAACGCTACCGCAGCGGCTAGAGGGGGTTTAATTTCTGGCAATGCCCTTAAAGCAGGTCAAATTTATGGCCAAGAAATGGGTTCGCAAGAGTATGGCAACGCATTTAATCGCTATTTACAAAACTACAGTAATGCTCAAAATACGTTTCAATTAAACCGCAATAACTTACTTGGGCCATTGCAATTTCTTAGTGGTCAAGGTCAAGCAGCCGCCGCAGGGCAAGGATCTAGCATCGGCGCTAACGCAGCTAATAATGCTGCGTTATCTACAGGCGCCGCTAATGCTACCGCCGCAGGGCAAGTTGGTTCTGCTAACGCCTTTACAAGCGGTATTGGCAACGCTTTAGGTCAATATCAAATGAATAGCATGATGAATCGCTATATGGGTGGAGGTAATACTTCTGCGTATACAAGTAACGCCGGGTATGGCTTAAACGCTGCGGATAATTATTTGACGCGGCAATCTAATCAGGCAAGTCCTGATTTTGTTGGCCCATCGTATTAATAAGGAATAAATATGCCACTTGATCCAAATATCCCCTTACAAGTACAGCCTATTAAAGTAGAGTCGCCTGTTAATCAATTAGCCATGATGGGCGAAACCATGAAACTTGGTGAGCTAGGTCGTGGTATTGAAACGCAAAACAAATTACGCGAGTTATATTCTCAAGGTGTTGACATTAGTACGCCCGAAGGTTTTAAACAAATTGCATCTATTGACCCTGCAACAGCAATGAAGCTTAGAACAGACGCGTTAAAAAGTCGTGAACTTGAAGGAAATATTAAAAAAACAGGTTTTGATCTTACTGCAAAAGGCATGGATATTATGCGCGAGCGTAGTAAAGATCTTCTTCAAAATCCATCAAACGAAAATTATATTGCTCATATGCAAGAAGGTGTCCGCGATGGTTTAGTTAGCCCAGAACAAGCGCAACGTAGTGTACAAACTTTTACTGCTATTCCATCTAATCAACGAGCAACATTTATTACACAAGGATTAGCTAAAGCTGAAGAAGTTTACAAAACAAATACCATGACTGCGGGTGAAAAGGCACGTTTAGGTCAATCAGAACGTCATTTCCAAATTGGTCAACAAGGTGTTGCTCAAACATTGACCGACGCTGCTGGCAACGTAACCTTGTTAGATAAGCAAGGCAACGTAATGAAGCAATTAGGCGCTGTTGGTAAGCCAAGTGCTACATTTGAAAAAACTGCTGCACTGCAAAAACAACAAACGCGTGACCTTAGTTTGGCAATTACTGAACTTACAGAAGCTACTAAAGACGGCGGTTTGATTGATAAATCTACAGGTAGCGGCGCTGGTCGTCTTGCGGATGTTGCTGCTGGATTTGTTGGTCAAGCTACGCCTGGCGCTATTGCTATTGCTAAACTCAAACCTATTGCCGATATTGCTCTCAAAATGGTACCGCGCTTTGAAGGCCCACAATCTGACAAAGATACAGCGTCTTACAAAGAAGCTGCTGGTCAGTTGGCTGATGCGTCTTTGCCTACTGAAATTCGTAAAGCAGCAGGTAAAGAAGTGTTACGCTTAATGAAAGCTCGTAAAGGTCAGTTTGTTAATGAAGTAATGGCAAATGAAGGAATTGGCGCTGCTGGAGTAGATACAAGCAATCCTCTGTTAGCAAAATAATAAAGGTTAACTATGGCAGGCTTACAAGACATTCTTTCAGATCCAAATTACGTTAACGCTAATCCCGCTACTAAAGCGGCTATTTTTGATAAATTTGCGCCTTTAGATCCTAATTACGCTAACGCTAATCCTGAAACACAAGGCGCTATTCGGTCTAAATTTGGATTATCAGCGCCTGCGGTTGAAGCGGAAACACGTCAAAACGTCGGTGCTGAAGTTCCAGCATGGGGTAAGGAAAACCCTAATTTATATTCTGGGTTAGTAAAAGCTCGTCAAGTTGCTGGCCCTACTATTGAAATGCTTGGTGGTGTTGGTGGTGGCGTACTTGGTACGGCTGCTGGCGCTGTAGCAACGCCAACCGTTGTTATTAACCCTGTAACAGGCGGTGTAGCTGGATCGGCCCTTGGGTACGCTACTGCTAAAGAATTACTTAATAAAGCTGACGTAGCCCTTGGTTTAGCCCCAAAAGAAACAGGCGGTCAAGCTGCAAGTCGTGCAGCCGGTAACGTCGCTGAAGGCGCTGCTTTTGAAGTTGGTGGCCAAGTTGCAGGTAAAGCAATTAACAAATTAGTAGACGCGGGTACATTTTTGGCGGGTAAAGTTGCTGACATTAATCAATTACCTAAACAATTGGCAGCTAAAATTGCTCGCAAATCATTTGAAACACCTGAAAACGTCGCTGCTGGACGTAATGCGTTACAAGAAGCCGTTAAAGCTGGTGACAATGTAACGGCTCAACAAGCCTTAGTTCAAGGTGGTGTAGTGGCTCCTGGTACGCAAGCTGTACTTCAAAAAACTATTTCTAGAACATCGCCTGCGGTACAAGAAACTAAAGCATTAGCTGATGAAGCTGCGCGGATGTCTACTATTAAAGACGTTACACCTGATCTTAACGCGGCTATTGTTGCGCGTAGAGATGCGTCTAAGCCTTTATATGAAGCGGCAGACGCCGCTATTGTGCCATTGGATAAAGATGTATCCGCGGTATTGGCTCGTATGCCTGAAGGAACATTAGCTAAGGCGGCTGAAATTGCCAAAATGGAAGGGCGTCCATTTATTATGGGCAAAGCTGTTGCAGAACAAAAGGTTCCCAACGCGCTTGGCACTATAGACATCATTCCAGCTAAAACACCTGAATTAACTGGTGAATCTATGCACTACATTAGACGTGCTTTATCGGATGTTGCCTATGGCCCTACTGCTTCTACTGGCGCTGGTCGCGATACCCAAATGGCTGCGCGTACGTTATTAGATGACTACATCAAGGTATTTGAATCTAAAGTACCTAGCTATAAAGAAGCTAGAACTATATTTTCTGATTTATCTGCGCCAGTTAATCAAGCACAAGTGCTTAAAGAAATGGCATCTGTGCTAGAAAAACCAGGCGGCGGCGAGCGTATTGGCCCATTCCTTAACGTATTAGGTCGCGGCGAAGAAGCTATGCTTAAACGTGCCGGTGGTAAAGGCGCGCCTCGATATGAGTCTTTGTCTGAAGTATTGACACCTGAACAATTACAAGCGGTGCGCGGCGTAGCTGACCAATTGGCTACTGATGCGTCTGTAGGCAAACAAATTTCTGCTGGTCAACAGTTGGCTACCAAGTTACTTAAAGACGAATTGCCAAACTATCGTTTGCCTAACATCTTTAACGTGATTGCTACTACAGCCAACAAAATGCTTGATGTATTGGGTCTTAAAGTTGGTGAAAAGACAATCCGCGAAATATCTAAAGCTGGCGAAACTGCCCAATCTTTTGACGAATTACTTGGTTTACTACCAGGTGAAGATCGTGTAAAACTATTAAAAGCTATAAGCAATCCTGATACTTGGGCTAAAATCCATAAAGGCGCTAGCGACCCACGTTTTGCCAAATATTTAATGGGCGCAAATGCGGCTATATTTGAAACACCGCAAATGCCTGTAAATGCGCTTGCGCCCCAACAACAGCCACAAAATCAAAATGCGCTTGTGAGGTAATTATGGATTGGCAGATTTTAATCAACATTGGCGGTGCAGCCGCCCTTTCTAGTCTTGGATGGTTTGCCCGTCAGATATGGGATTCAGTCAATCAATTAAAAGATGATGTAAAACAAATTGAAATTGATCTGCCTACCCATTACATCAAAAAAGATGAAATTAAAGAGCGTTTTGATCGCATTGAGGTGTTATTGGACAAGTTGTATGAAAAGCTTGAACAAAAGGCAGATAAAGCATGAAATGCTATAAGTCCAAAACTATGTGGTTTTCTGTAGCTTTGGTAGTATTTGGCGCTTTGCTAGACAATTTGCCAGCTTTGCAATCCATCATTGATCCTAAGTATTACGGCATTATTTTGACTATTGTGGGCATTATTGTAGCGTTGCTTAGGTACGTTACTAAAGAACCTATCAACCCATGAATATCTACGCAATCTACGCTATGGTCGCTATTAGCTTATTTTGTGGTGGTTTTGTAAGCGGTTGCGAATATCAGCAAACTAAAGCTGAAAAGACCATTAGAGATAAAGAACATCAATACCAATCGGATGCTGATTCTATAAGGATACAAAAAGATGCTCAAATCAAAGTTATTAATACTCAGCTTGTTGATGCCATTAGCAGCTTGCGTAGCCGTTCCAGTAACGCCACAAAAACCATCAATGGACAGGATTGCAACGGAGCAACCCTTTCTTCCCCTGATGCAGAATTTCTTATTAGGGAAGCTGCCCGAGCAGACGAAATAAGAGTAGGCCTACAGGCTTGTTATAAACAATACGACTCAATCAAATGAATACTAATTTTCAAAAATGTTTAGAAATGTTGTTAGTCCACGAAGGTGGCTATGTAAACAACCCGGCTGATCCAGGGGGCGAAACCAACCTTGGCGTAACTAAAAGAGTATGGCAAGAATGGGTAGGGCATGATGTTTCTGAAAAAGAAATGCGTAACCTAACCCCTTTAATGGTAGCGCCGTTATACAAAAGGAAATACTGGGATGCTTGCCATGCTGATGAGCTTATATCTGGTCTTGACTATTGCGTTTTTGATGTCGCTGTTAACTCGGGTGTCGGGCGCGCCGTTAAGCTTTTACAGTCGTGTGTTGGGGCTACTCCAGATGGCGGTTACGGTAGCATTACTGCTGCATTAGTTAAAAAAGCCGAGCAAGACCCTATTCGGTTAATAGATCTTTACTCGGCTAAACGACTAGAATTCCTAGAATCCCTTAAAGCTTTTCCTACTTTTGGTAAAGGTTGGAGCCGTAGGGTTGCTGAAGTTAAAGAGGCGGCGTTGCAGATGGTTCCTCAAGGTACTTCTCAAGCCTAGCAATCCGTTGATTTTCAAACGAACATAGCGTAGCGTAATACTCAGCGTGGGTTTTGTTCTCTAAATAGCTACGTTTAGCGTTTTCTAACTCTCTAATAGCTAATTCTTTTGCCTTTGGTGGGTGCGTTATTGCTACCCAAATGCGTCTAATAATGTTCATGTTTATCTCCCAAAGATTGAATCGTACATAGGCGTTAATGACGATGGGTTCGGTACATACATAGGTATAGGGGCTATAGGAGCCATCACAGTGCCTACAGACTGCCCTTGAGCGCCATAGACGTAGGTAGTATTGCCTGACTGCATAGCAGTCCCCCTGCTCTCACCTTGTGGGCCATAGAAGTATTGCGTATTGCCTGATTGCTGTACTGTGCCTAAGCTTTGCCCTTGAGCGCCGTATAAGTAAGTGGTTTGTGCATACGCTTGGTTTTCCCAAATAGCGCCTGCTAAAAATGCTGCCATTAATGCAATAATTTGTAATATAAATTTCATTTTTGTTTCTCCTGAGTGATTACTTCACGATAAGCACGAATTGCGTCTTTAACGTCCTGGCGCAGTGCTTGCATTTCAACGTACATTTCTTCTGCTAACTTAGCCAGATTCTCATGGCTCCAAGCCCTAAAATCAGGTGGAGTCATGGCTTAACCGCCAAACTCATCAATTCAATACGCTCACGGGATACCCGCAAGACGTTATAGCGCTGATGTAAACGCTGTAATACAGATGCCCGCTTTTCACCATGCTTTTCTAATTGGAGTAGGGATAGCACTTCTTCCTCGCTCATCATAGATAACTGGTTATTTAACGCCCGCCAACTTAATTTCTTCATTCTTAATCCTTTCTTTTATGACTTTGATTTCTTCAATCGTTCTAGTTAACGCCCTAGCAGCGCTGCCATAATTGCGGACACGAATTACACTTTCAGCTTGTTTTAGCTTTAGCTTTGCCTTTAATTGCATTAGCCTTTTCATTCTTCACCTGCCTCTAATCTAAGTTTTCTTTCTTTTACAAAATCGGCTTCAAAGTGTTGTTTACCTTCTAGCCTTTCTATTTCTTTAATTAAGTCACGGATCATTAACTCAATATTGGTGTTTGGCGCATATTCCGCTATGTCATCAGCCAATTTCTTTGCTTCTTCAAGTAGTGTCATTTCAATTCCTCCAATGCAATATCAGATATAGCCCTTTTGTCCTTTAGGGCGTCCCAAATCCTCAAATCAATCGTTTTATTGGTTAATAAAAGGTAAACCCATACGTCATGCTTTTGACCGCTGCGGTGCAAACGGCCTACTGTCTGTTCGTACAACTCAAGGCTCCAAGGCAAAGATACAAAAACCATTTTGCTACCGCCGTGTTGAAGGTTTAGCCCATGCCCGGCTGATTTAGGATGAATTAAAAGCAACTCTACTTTTCCCTCATTCCAACGCTCAATAGCTTTGTCATCGTTGATTGTCTGTGCGTTAGGATACCGACGCTTAAGTTCAGCCAATTCTTCAATAAAGTTGTAAACAATGATGGTGTTGTCATGTTGGTTTTCCTCAAGCAGTTCATCAAGCAGGTCAAATTTGTGGGTGCTAAACCATATAGGCGTCTTGGTCACGTTCATGCGCCCAGGGCGGTTTGATGCTGTTGTTACTGTTTCGTAGACCCATCCACCTGCCATTTGTTGCAACTTGCCTGTAACTACACCTGCGTTAACTGCCGTGATCTGCACGTCCTTAAATTCAATGACAAAATCCTTTTTCATTTTTTCGTATGGGGCGCGGTCTGCCAAGTCGCATAGCATTTCAACGGTATGGCAGGGCGGTAGCTTGTCAGCGTAATCCCCAGCTTCTAATACGAATGTTGCAGGTTTGATGCGTTCCATGACTTTTCCTAATGAGCCTACCCGAGGCTCCCACTCGCCAAAGTCTTTATTGACTAGGACGAAATACTGCTGCATAAACGCGCCCTTGGCACGGCCAAGTAAATCTTGATTAACAATTTTGCATTGGCCGAACACATCTTCTAAGCCATTAGAAGTAAAACTGCCGGTCAACCCCCAACGAATGTTAATTTTGTCTACTACTTTAGCCAATGCTTTAAAGCGCTTGCCTGATGGATTCTTAAGTTTGGTTAATTCGTCAAACACAATGCCATCAAAATCTAGCTCTTGTTCTGACAACCATTGAATGTTGTCGTAGTTAGTAACTACTACGGGAAAACCCGAATGTAATGCTTGGGCGCGTTGCGCTGGCGTACCTACTGCAACTGCCAACGGCATATCAGTAGCCCACTTAGGTTGCTCTACAGGCCACACATCCGTACAGACGCGTTTAGGAGCCAATACAAGCCATCTTTTAACAAACCCTTTGCGTAGCATATCCTCCATCGCTGTCAGCGTCAGGGCGGTCTTTCCTGCGCCCACAGGGGCAAGGATCATGGCACGATCGTTTTCATACAAGAAATCGGCTGCTTTTTCTTGGTAATCACGCAACTTCATTCTGCGCCCCATTGCGCTGCCATAGCGTCCGCAATTCCTTGAAAAGTAACGCTTCTCGCTTTTGCTCTAACGCCGCCTTTTAAAGGCAATTTTGATGTTTCGTAATACCATCTTGACATCCTATTACCGCTTTTAGACACAACAACTTCACCTTTACTAACTATGTTAGTAGGCACTAAGTTTGGTAATCCTTTTAACCATAAACAAGTAGCTTTAGTAGTGGGAAACCCATATTGCCAAGGTTGAATAATTTGATTTGGTTTACGCCATCTACTGCTTAATACGCCTATGGGGTTTTCTATAGCAATTTTTGGTATTGGCGCGTTAGCTAAAGCCATAAAAAATTCAATGGCATCTTCTCTATCTTGATGCCTTGTTGGAAATCTATCGGCAAATTCAGGCTTAAACCATTTGTTTCCCGTCAAAGTTAAATAAGTACAGGGTGGGTGGGCTACCATTAAATCCCAACCGTCATTTAAAACATCCATAACGCTGCCTTGATAGTGTGGTCCAGGCGTTTCAGTAGGTAATAAGTCGCAACTCATAGCCTCATGCCCCCCCCCNNNAAACGCATCGCGTA